ATTCTTACTTTATAAGATAGCATTTTACGTCTTATATCATCTTCAGAATGTTCTTTTCCCATATATAATAGTTACTATATTGATATACAACAAATTTAGTAATTAATTTTGTAATATGGACTTTAAATACATAAAAAATATTTCTGAAAACGAAGCCACTATTTTGTTATATAATCAAATAGGTGATTCAGTTAATGAAAATGGAATGTATGTAAGTGGAATCTCAGGTTCTGCATTTGCTTATGAAATGCAATACTTACAAGATAAATGTAAGAAAATCAATGTTAGAATTAACTCAATTGGTGGCAATGTATTAGATGGTTATTCAATCGTTTCTGCTATACTTAATTCAAAAGTTAAATGTGATACTTACATTGATGGTTTAGCTGCTAGTATTAGCGGTGTTATTGCAATGGCTGGAGAAAAATGTTACATGGCTGATTATGGCACTATGATGTTACACAATCCAAAAGGTGGAAATGATGAATCTGTTTTAGTATTAGTTAAAAGTACATTAGTAACTATTTTATCTAAAAGAACAAAGTTAGACGAAGATACAATTAACAAAATGATGGATGCGGAAACCTATTTAAGTGCTACTGAATGCATGGAAATGGGTTTAGTGGATGTTATTGTTAAGTCTGACAAGAAAATGAAAATGAGTACCAATAGCCTAAGTGAAATGGCTTTCATTTATAATAAATTAATAAATAAAAAACCAAAAATGGAAAAAATAACAAACATGTTAAATTTATCCAATGAAGCAACTGAAGTTGAAATTGTTGCTGCTATTGAAGATAAAGACGCAAAAAATGCAGAATTGATTTCTGAAAATGAAACTTTAAAAGCTCGTTTAAAAGAAATTGAAGATGCTGAATTAGCAAAGGTAGAAGCTGAAGCTAAAGAATTAGAAACTAAATCTATTGAATTAGTTGAAAACGCAATCAAAGCTAAAAAGATTGAAGAATCTGCAAAAGATGAAACTATCAAATTAGCAATCGCAAACTTTGGAGCAGTTGAAAACATGTTAAGTAAAATTAACAATGTTAAAGATGCTGTTAAAATCTTTGATGCTAAAAACGTTGAAAACAAAGATACAAGAGCTGATTGGACTATTCGTGATTGGGAGAAAAAAGATGTTAAAGGATTAGAAGTAATCAAAAACGAAACTCCTGCAATCTATACTGAAATGTACAATAAATTTTACAATAAAAAATAAATAAAAAATGAAAAAAATATTATCAATAGCAGCTTTATTAACTTGTTTATCAACAGTAAAAGCGCAATCAGTAATTAATTATCCATTTGGAGCAGCGCAAGATTTTTCGGTAGCTGTATCAGGTACTACAACAGTAAATGTATTAAATCAAATGGCTTATGTATCTTCTGTACCTACATTAACTGCTGCTGCAACAATTAGCTTAACCGCTTCTAGTTCATTAAAAGCTGGCGCAATGTTATTAGTAACAGTTAAAACTACATCAACTGAAGTTACAACTTTTGCAGGTTCTATATTAGCTCCTTCTGTAACTGGTGTTGCTGGCAAAACTTGGTCACAAGCGTATTTATACAATGGCACAAATTTTTATCCTTGTGGTGCTAAAATTCAAGTAGATTAATAAATAAATAAAAAAAATAACATAAAAAATAAAAACTAAAAATCATGGCATTACAAAAAGAACAATGGTTATCCGATATTCAAGAGAATCTATTTAAGGATAACGCTATTATCGCTCGTGCAACTAATCACGATGGTTTCGTAAACTACAAAACAGTTCACGTTCCACAAGCTGGATCTAATCCAACTATTTCTAAAAACATTACTTCGTTTCCTGCAACTATTACGCAAAGAACGGATAGTGAATTAACTTATTCAATGGACACTTACTATGTTCAACCAATTCACATTGAAGCTGGTCAAGAAACTGCTTTTTTATCTTATGACAAACGTATGTCTATTTTAAATCAACATATTTCTACGTTAGAAGATGTATTAGTTAATAACGCTTTATACAAGTGGGCGCCAAGTGGTGCAACTCGCCAAGTAAGAACTACTGGTTCTGCTGTTGGAACTGCATTAGCACCTTCTGCAACTGGTACTCGTAACGCTATCACTTTAGCTGATATTTTAAAAGCTAAATCTATTTTAGATTCTGAAAATGTACCGGCTGCTGGTCGTGTATTATTATTACCTTCAGATATGTATAACGCTCAATTATTAGCTATTGCTGATGTTTATCAAGCTCAATCTTATGGAACTTCTGCATTACCTTCAGGTGTTGTAACTCGTATTCATGGATTTGATGTTATGATTCGTTCAACAGTTGTTGTTTATGATAACACTGCAACTCCAGTTATTAAAGCTGTTGCTGATAGTGGTACTCCTTCATCTGCTGCTGCAACTGATAACTTAGCTGCATTAGCTTACCATCCTAATTTCGTTGCAAAGGCAATGGGTTCTACTGATGTATTTATTACTGAGCAAGTAGCTGAATACTATGGTTCAATCGTTTCTGCTATGCAGTTATTTGGAGCTTCTAAAATGCGCACATCTCAAACAGGTGTTGTTGCAATCGTACAAGCATAATTATAAAATTACAAGGGAGTTATTGATTTAACTCCCTTCTATAAAAAAATTAAAAATGACTTTAGAAACAGCAAAAGAATTAGCAAAAAACTCAATAGACAAATCAAACATTGTTGTTGTAACAAGCGATAGTGCTATTTATTTATTAAGTGATAATACTGAAATTGAAGTTATAAAAAATCATGCTGATTTAAACAAATTAGAAATGTTTGTTGTAAAATCGGAAGAAGTGATTGAAGAAAAACCAAAAAAGAAAAAATAACCTTTAAAAAATTATAAATGGCAAACGACGTTATATTTAACAAAGGGCAAGGCGGATTAGGTAGACCATTAGCAGGTACTGATTATATTTCAGGCTTACTATTTTATACAGCGGCTTTACCAAGTGGCTTTACAGCTACTAACAGAATTAAAACCGTTTTCTCAGTTGAAGATGCAGTAGCATTAGGTATTACAAATACATCAATTGGAGAAACAAAATCAACTGCAACTTACTTAGTAACTAATAAAGGAGCTGTTGGTAATACTCACAAATTAACATGTGCAACTATTAATAGTGTTAATCCAACTGCAAGTAAAGCTGCTGCTGGAGTAGTAACATTATGCGATTATACGCAAGTAGCTGCTGATGTTGTAACAGTTGATACTGCTGCAACTAGATTAGCTGCTGAAATTAACTTAGGAACTCCAACACATGGATTTACTGCTGTTGCTACAACTGCAACCGTAACAATTACTGCTGCTGCTGGTCAAGGTGTATTTTTAAACACAGGCACTCCTTATGTTTCAACTGTTGTTGGTACATTAGCCGGTACATTAACTCAAAATGTTGTTGTTGGTGTTCCATCTGAAATTGATATTTTATATTACCACGTTTCTGAATTTTTCAGAATACAGCCAAAAGGTAAATTGTATATCGGTGTTTATGGAACTGCTGATGCAACTACTTTTGATAGTGTAACTTTAATGCAAAATTTTGCTCAAGGTGAAATTGTACAATTAGGAGTTTATCAAAAAACAACTGCTTTTGCAACTACGCAAGTAACTACTTTACAAGCTGTTTTAAATCTTTTAGAAACTAATCACAAAGCTATTTCATCGGTAATTTATCAAGCTGATTTAACTGCTGTAACTGATTTAACTACATTAACAAATCTTAAATTATTAAGTGCTAAAAATGTAACTGTTAGTTTAGGACAAGATGGAGATAATAATGGTTTTAAATTATTTAAAGCTACTAACAAAAGTATTGGCTGCATGGGTACTACACTTGGTGCTGTTGCCTTAGCAAAAGTAAACGAGAGTATTAGATGGATTGCTAAATTTAATGTAGCAGCCGCTGAATTTGACACTCTAGCATTTGCTAATGGTACTTTATATACAACTGTATCTGATGGTACTATTGTAAATTTAGATTCTTTTGGTTACAACTTTGTAAAGAAAGAAATCGGTTTAGTAGGTTCTTATTTTAGTAGACCAAATACATGTATTGCATCAACAAGTGATTATACATTTATCTATAACAATAGAGTAATTGACAAAGCAATCAAAGGTTTAAGAAGTTTCTTATTACCATCTTTAGCAAGTCCATTAGTAGTAAATGCTGATGGTACTTTAAGCGAAGATACAATAGGTTTCTTTAATTCTTTATGTGAAAGAGCTTTAGAAGTAATGCAACGTGATTTTGAATTATCAGCATTTAGTGTAATAATAGATCCAAGTCAAGATGTATTAACTGACAATGAATTAACTATTGCAGTTAAATTAGTTCCAGTTGGTGTTGCTGATACAATTACAGTTAACATAGGTTTCGCATTATCAATTTAAAAAATAAAAAGACATGGCATATCCAATAGCACCGTTAATTAACGGTAAATCATATGAGTGGGCTGATATAGTTGTAAACGTTTTAGGAACGCCAATTATCGGAATCACTAACATTGAATACGAAGAAAAACAAGGCATGGAAAATATTTACGGAGCTGGACGATTTCCAGTATCTCGTGGATATGGTAAAATAGAACCAACTGCTAAAATGACTGTATTAATGGAAGAATTAGAGAATATTCAACTTGTTGCGCCATTAGGTCGCATCCAAGATATTCCTGAATTTGACATTATTGTTATTTACTTAGATGCTGCATTAATTACTCGTAAACATGTATTGAAAAATTGCAGATTTATGAATAATAAA